ACGACGAGCTGGTCGAGCTGGCGCGGCAATACCGAGAGCAAGCGCGCCGAATGCGCGGAGTTGTCGTCGACCCACAGGAGGCAGCAGCATGACCCGAGGCACACCCTGGCGCGTCACCGTCGCCGCGCTGGCCGGCCTGCAGGACCTGGACTAGCGCCAGGCCGAGCAGCGCGAGCGTGAGGCCACCGAGCGCAAGCGCAAGGCCGAGTGGGCGCGGAAGAATCGCGCGACCGCGAAGGCCGCGAGGCGGCCGTGGTGAGCGCCGGCCAGACCATTCTCGGCCTCGACCCGGGCGTGCGCACCGGCGTGGCGATCTACGTACTCGGCCGCCTGCAGACGCTGCGCACGATCCCACCCGATCAGATCGGTTCCGAGATAGCTGCCGTATTCGGCCTCGACGGGATCGTGTACCAAGACAGCCGCCAAGGCACGGTCTGGACCACGCACCGCAACCCGCGCGCCGCGCTGCTCGGCACGCCGTGGCTCGGCCGCGACCTGGCGGGCCAGCTGCAGAGGTGTCCGGGGTTTGCGCCGCTGGATCGGCCGTGAGCGCGCAACGAAGGTGCGCACCAAGGTACGCACAAGGTACGCAGTGCGTACCATAGACTACGCGTCATGCCAAGTCCGTCCAAGCTTACAGAAAACCAGTGGCGGCGCCTGCACGAGCGGTTGCTCGCTGGTGAGAGTGCGCGCGCCCTGGCGCGAGAGGCCGGCATTACCGAGGCGGCCGTCCGAAAACGCTTCGGCGCCATGGGCACCTTGGTCGCGCAGTCCACAAAGGTGCGCGCCGCCGCCAAGGCACTCGCCGACGGACAGCAGGCGCTCGCGGCTGGCGAGCGGGCCATCGCAGCCCTGCCGCTGGCGCATCGGTCGGTAGCGATCGGCCTGGCCGAGCGGCTCGCGAACGTGAGCACAAACCTCGCCGCAGCTGCCGAGCTGGGCTCAGCCACCGCTCACCGCCTGCACGCACTCGCCAACGCCGAGGCGCAGCGCATCGACGACGCTGACCCGACGGCAAACCCTGACGCGCTGCGCGCCGTCGCGGCTCTCACCACTACCGCCAACGCCGCGGCATCTATCCCGCTGAGCCTGATCGCTGCCAACCGCGCGGCGAGCCTGCCGGGTGCCGAGGCCAGGCCCGCGAGCCGAGGGTGGAGCGCCGAGCACGTCGAGCGGATCAAGCGCGAGTTTCTAGGCCTCTCGGCCGATGACGCGCGCCGCAGAGGCTGACAGTGCCTGATCCGGCCACGCTGCGCCTGCTGCTGCCGTACCAGCGCGCGTGGTTCGCCGACCCGGCCGAGGTGGCCGTGTGGCAGAAGAGCCGCCGCATCGGCGCATCCTGGTGCGACGCCGCGCGCAAAGTCGCAATCGCCGCGTCGGCGCCAGAGGCCGGCGGAATGGACGGCCTGTACCTCGGCTACAGCGAACAGATGGCTCGCGAGTACGTCGAGTCGTGCGTCGAGTGGGGCCGCGCCTACGCCGCGCTCGGCCAAACGCTGGCGCCGGACGTGTTCGATGGCTCGGACGAGGGCGGCGTCAAGGTGCTCGGAATCAAGTTCGCCAGCGGCCACAAAATCGTGGCGCTGTCGTCGCGCCCGCGCTCACTGCGCGGCCGGCAGGGCGACGTGACCATCGACGAGGCCGCGCACCACGACGACCTGCCCGGCCTGCTCAAGGCCGCTGCCGCAATGGTCGTCTGGGGCGGCCGCGTGCGCGTCATCTCGACCCACAACGGCGACCAGCACCCATTCCACGCGCTCATCCAGGACATCCGCGCCGGCAAACTGCCCTACTCGCTGCACTCGACGACGTTCCAGCAGGCACTCGCCGCCGGGCTATATGAGCGCGTCGCGCAGGTGCAGGGCGACCGAATGACGGCGCGCAACAAAGAGGAATGGGTTGCCAGCGTCTACGCGCAGTACGCGCAAGACGCTGCCGAAGAGCTGGACTGCATCCCGCGCGCGAGCACGGGCACCTACCTCTCGCGCGCGCTGATTCAGCGTGCGCAGAGCGAGTCCGTGCCGCTGGTGCGCCTCGCGCGACCCGAGGGCTACGAACTGCAGGACGATCGCCTGCGCGAGACCGAGGCCTGGATCGCCGAGACGCTCGCGCCGGTGGTGGCCGCGATCCCGACGCACGCCCGCACCGTGCTCGGCCAGGACTTCGGGCGCACGGCCGACCTGTCCTATGCCAGCGTGCTGCAGGAGCGCGAGCCCGGGCGCTGGGGCGAGGTGCTCGCGCTCGAACTGCGCCGCGTGCCGTTCGACGTGCAGGCCCTGGTCGTCGGCTGGCTCATCGAGCACCTGCCGCTGTTTCACGCGGCACAACTCGACGCCGCCGGCAACGGCGCCGCGCACGCCGAGGCGCTGAAACAGAGGTTCGGCGAGCGGCGCATCGTCGGCGTGCACGCCAGCCGTGCGTGGTATGGTGCGCACATTCCGGCCTATCGCGCCGCGCTCGAGGACCTATCGCTGCACCCAATCGCCGCTGGCGAGGACACGATCGCCGACAATCGCCGCATCGTGATCCGCAACGGCTACCCGACAATGGACGACGGACGCGACCGCGGCAGCGACGGACACTGGCGCCACGGCGACGGCGCTGTCGCGCGGATACTGGCCTGGGCAGCGGCGCGCGCGGAAGAGGCGCCGAGGTGGGGAGTCGTGACGTGGTGAGGCAATCGTGCTCGACTGGCTGACCAAGACGCTGCGCGCGATGCGACACCCGGCTGCGCGCAGCGGTGCGCTGGCGTGGTTCGGCGCGCCCGCCGGGGGCTCACGGCGCCACGACTACGCCAGCGAGGTCGGCGCCGGCCTCGACTCGTCGCTGATCATGGCGCCGATCCTGTGGGCGCAGCGCAACGTCGCGAGCGCGCCGCTGGTCGTCGAGACACGCGCGGGCGATGCTCTGCCGGATCACCCGCTCGCCGCACTACTGGCGCGGCCCAACCCGGCCTACTCGGCCGCGCATCTGATCCAGGCGACCGTGCTGTCGCTGCTCGTGCCGGGCGGCGGCAACGCGTACTGGCTCAAGGTCCGCAACGGCGCCGGCCGCGTCGTAGAGCTGTGGTACGCGCCGCACTGGCTGATCACGCCGCGCTGGCCGAGCGACGGCAGCGCCTGGCTGTCGCACTACGATTACCGGCCGGGCGGCGAGACAGTCTCGCTGCCGCCACAGGACGTGGTGCACCTGCGCCAGGGCGTCGACCCGCTGAACCCGCGCCTGGGCGCCAGCCCGCTCAACGCGATACTGCGCGAGGTCTGGGCCGACGAGGAAATCGGCGTCTACGTCGCCGCGCTGCTGCGCAACAACGCGATGCCGGGCCTGGTGATCTCGCCAGACGGGCCGGGCGCTGTCGGGCCTGCCGATGTCGAGTCGATCAAGCGCTACATGGCCGAGCAGTTCGGCGGCGAGCGCCGCGGCGCGCCGATGGTTTTCTCGGCAAAAACCAAGGTCGAGCGCGTCGCGTGGAACCCAAAGGAATTGGACCTCACGGCCGCGAGCAACCGCGCCGAAGAGCGGGTCTGCGCGCTGCTCGGCATCCCGCCGGTGGTTGTGGGATTCCACGCCGGGACGACGCAGACCTCGGTCGGCGCGACGATGCGCGAGCAAGTCAAGCTCGCGTGGCACGACTGCGTGCTGCCGATGCAGCGCGCGATCGCCGCCGAGGTCGAGCGCTCGCTGCTGCCAGACCTCGAGCAGCGCCCGGCCGGGCTGCGGGTGCTGTTCGACACCAGCGACGTTCTGGCACTCGGCGAGGAAAACGCCGCCGTCGTGGCGCGCGCCGTGAGCCTGGTCGACGCCGGCATTGCAACGCTGGCCGAGGCGCGGCAGCTGATGGGTCTGCCGGTCGACGGCACGCACGACATCTACCTGCGCCGCATGGGCCAGGTCGAGGTGCCGGGCGATACCGGGCTGCGTCCGGTGCCACCCGATCCCGCGCCTGCACAAGCGCTGCCAGCCGCCGGCAAGGCAGCCAGCCGCGGCCAGATCAAGCACGCGCACAGCGGCTTTGAAGAGCGCCTCGCGCACGAGGCACGGCACGCCGAGCCGACGGTGGCGCAAGAGCAGTTTGTCGGCCGGCTCGAGGCTGCGCGGCTGCGCTACACCCGGCGGTTCAGCCGCGATCTGCGCAAGCTATTCGCCGACCTCGGCAAGCGCGCCGCCGAGGCGGCCGTGCCGATCCTCGCCGAGACCGAGGGACTCGAGCCGCCGAAGCAGCGCAGCGCGCATGCCGCCAAGCTCACGCCGACGATGCTCGACCAGCTGCGCACCGACCGCGTGCTCGAAGCGATGGGTCTGCCGAGCTGGCAGGGCCTGCTGCGCGAGCGGTATGAGCGCACCTACATTTCGGTGGCCGAAGATGCTGCCGCAGCCTCGGCCGGCGTGCTGCGCGGTGTCGCCGCCGGCGCGGCCGTGAGCCTGGCCGACCCGGTGGCCCGCGCGGTGATTGCAACCGCCGGACGGCGCGCTGGGCTCGTCGATCTGGCCGCGCAGTCCAAAGCTGCGCTGTTCGCGGGCCTCGCCGAGGCCCGCGCCGACGGGCTGGGCGCACAGGCCACCGCCGACAGAATCGAGGCGCTGGTCGAGGCCGGGCCGTGGTCGACGTCGCGCGTGCGCGCAGAGGTCATCGCGCGCACCGAGGTGAAATACTCGCAGAACTACTCGGTCGTCGAGCACGCGCGGGCAAATGGTGTCCAATGGTTCATCGCAGTCGACGCGCGGCTCGGTGACACGGATTGGGTGTGCGAGGAGATCGACGGCGGTATATTCTCGGCTGCCGACGCCGTCGAACTCGCCGCGGCCGAGCATCCGAACGGCACCAGGTCGTTTGCGCCGCACTATGAGGACGACGAATGAGCAGCACCAAAACCCGCACGCTCGCGCTCAAGGCGCTGTCCGAGAAAGGCCGCGGCCTGGCCGTGTTTGCAACCCTCAACGTCGTCGACAGCGACGGCGATTTGACGCTACCCGGCGCGTTCGGCGAGCAGCACGTCACGCTGCTGCCGGCGCACGACTGGGGCCACGTCCCGCTCGGGCGCGCGCGCATCTACGAAGAGGGCGACGAGGCGTTGGCCGAGCTGCACCTGAACCTCGAAGTGGCGGCCGCGCGCGACTGGTACGCGGCGCTCAAATTCGACTTGGCCAACCCGCCGGCGCTCCAGGAGTGGAGCTACGGCTACCAGCCCGTCGAGTTTGCCTACAGGGAGACCGCAGGCAAGCGCGTGCGCGTGCTCTCCAAGATCGCGGTCAGCGAGGTCTCGCCGGTGCTGCGCGGCGCCGGTGTCGGCACGCGCACGCTCGGGATGAAGAGCGGCGACCCGTGTCCCGTGTGCGCCGCGCGCGAGGCAGCCGAGACCGCCGCCGCGGCGCGCCGGCTCTACAGTGAGTACGTGCTCGGCGGCTTGCGCCGGGTGGTGTGATAGTATTTCGCAACCTATCGAGTGAGGGCTGATCATGACGACGCTGACTGCAAAGCGGGCCGAACTGGCCGAGAAGCAAGCGGTTCTCCACCGCTTGTTCACCGAGGCCAAGACGGCCGGCGGCGAGCTGGACCTCGGGCAGATCAAGAGCCTGGGCGACAACCTCACGCCGCAGGCCAAGGCGGAGCAAATCCAGGCGCTCAACCGCGAGCTCGACGCCATCGGCCGCGAGGTCGAGGCGCTGGCCGCGGCCGACACCGCGCTCAAGGCCGCCGCGGACCGCGACGCGCAGCGCATCGGCTACCGCCACCCGACCGGTGGCGAGACCGAGCAGCCGCGCCAGCGCAAGAGCCTGGGCAAACTGGTGACCGAGTCCGCCGAGTACAAGGCGTGGCTGCAGCGCGGCCGCGCCGACGGCGTGACGATCCGGCTGGACGACGTCGACGGCAGTGACCTGCTCGCCGCGGCCAAGAATTTCCCGACGCTGGAGCGCAAGCTCTTCAGCACGACGTCCGGCTGGGCGCCGGAGTCGATGCGGCAGCCCGGCTTCGTCGAAGCCGCCGCGCGGCCGATCCAACTGCTCGACATCATCCCTCTGAGCCGCACCGGCGCCGACGCGCTGACGTACATGGAGGAGACCACGCGCACGCACGCCGCGGTCGAGACGGCCGAAGGCGCGCTGTACCCGACCTCGACGTTCGCGCTGACGCAGCGGACGAGCCCGGTTCGCAAGATCGGTGACTCGATTCCCGTGACCGACGAGCAGCTCGAGGACGTGCCGCAGGTCGAGAGCTACCTGGAGGGCCGCCTGCAGTTCGGCGTGCGCCAGCGGCTCGACGCGCAGGTGCTCGTCGGCGCCGGCACCGGCGTCAACCTGCGCGGGCTCCTGAACACGGTCGGCATTCAGACGCGGGCGCGCGGCGTCGACCCGATCCCGGACGCGTTCTTCCGCGCCATGACGCAGGTGCGCATCACCGGCCGCGCCGCGCCGACCCACATCGTGATGCACCCGACGAACTGGGAGACGGTGCGGCTGCTGCGCGGCGCCGGGGACATCTACGTCTGGGGGCCGCCCTCGGATGTGGGCCCGGCGCGGATGTGGGGTCTGCCTGTCGTGCTCTCGGACGCCGGCGCGGCCGGCACGGGCTACGTCGGGTCGTTCTCGCCCGAGTGGGTCACGCTGGCCGAGCGGCGCGGCGTCGAGGTGCAGATCGGGTACGTCGGCAACCAGTTCGCGGAGGGCCGGCGCACCATGCGAGCCGACGGCCGCTGGGCGTTCGTGGTGTTCCGCCCGGCCGCGTTCTGCACCGTCACCGGCATCTGATCTCAGGAGCCACCGATGACCATCCTCGGCGACAACAGGCTGATCAGGTCGGCGATCTACGAGTACGACTTCGCCGTCGACGGTGGCGCGGCCGGCACCATCGTGCTGCGCGGCACCGATGTGCCGCTGGGCTCGACGCTGATCGACTCGCTGCTCGACGTGATCGTCCCGCTCACGGGCGGCACGGTCACCGACACGGTGTCGCTCGGGTACGATTCCGCGGTCGACGTACAGGCCGCGGCTGCGCGCAACGCCGCACCGTGGTCGACCGTCGGCCCGCGCCGCGGCAGTCTCAGCGGCGCATCGGCTGTGGCGCGCAATGCGGCGCAGCGCCGGGCACGTCTGACCATCAACGGCACGGGACTGACCGCCGGTCGCCTGCGCCTGCTCGTCTGGTACGTGGAGCAATTCTGATGGGCCACATCGTCGACCGCCGCCTCTTGCTCACCGCCGACGGCCAGCGCCTTGTCGAGGACGGCGACCCCGCGGGCGCGACGCTCTACTGCGCCGCCGGCGACGAGCTATCGGACGAGGACGCGCTGCGGTTCGGCCTCGTCCCCGCTGCGCCAGCGCCAGCACCGGAGCCCGCGCCCCGGCGCGGGAAGGCGTGATGCGCCCGGGCCTGCGCCGCCTCTACCTAGACGCCACGCGCACGCGCGCCGTACCCGAGGCAGACCCGCAGGCCTCGCCTGAGCGCTACTGCGACCCTGGCGACCTGGTACCGGACGAGGCCGTCGAGCAGCTCGGCCTGATCGTCGGCGTCGACGTGGCGCCGCGCGATGGCGATGCGCCGCCGAAGGCGCTCAAGCCCAGCGCCAACAAGTCGCTCTCGCCAGGTGCCGACAAATGAGGCCTGCGCATGGACGTCACCCCCGCCCAGCTGCGCGAGCACGTCGAGACTGACCTCGCCGAAAGCGCGTTGTCGAGCCTACTGGCCGCCGCGCGACAGGAAATCGTCGACCGCGCAGGCGAGGTTGCCAGCGCAGTGCAGACGGCGGTAGAGCCGCGCTCGGCCGTGATCTGGCTGCGCCGGCCAGCGTCTGCGGTCACCTCTGTCGTCGAGCGCGCGGCAGGCGTCGTGATCACGCTCGCGCCGGCCGACTACCGGCTGCGCGTCGAGGGAGAGCATGAACTGGTGCGCCTCACCGACGGACCAAACCCGCGGGCGTGGTGGGCAGGTGAGGTGGTCGTCACCTACGTGCCGCCCAACGATCTGGCGCTGCGGCGGCGCGTGCAGATCGATCTGGTGCGGCTCGCGCTGGCCTACACCGCGCATTCGTCCGAGGGCTACGGCGGTGGCGTGACGGTGGCGCACCGCGAGTACGATGTCGAGCGCGCGGCGGTACTGGCCGCGCTGAACCCGGGCCTTGCGCTCGCGTGAGGCCGCCATGACCGTGCGCAGCCTGATGACGATGCGGGCGCGCGTGTCGCACAACACCGCGACCGGTGCTGACGCCTACGGCCAGCCTGTGCCGCCCGTGTGGGCGCCGCTGCGCGTAGTGCCGTGCCACGCCAGGCACGCCAGCGCGGCCGAGCTCTCCAGGGACGGCGACACCAGCCTGGCGCGCGCTGACGTCGTGGTGCTGTACCCGGGCCTGAGCCAGCCGCCGCCGGGCACGCGCGTCGAGGCCATCGAGGATCGCCGCGGCCGGGTGCTGTTTGCCGGCCCGCTCGAGCCAGTCACGCCATCGCTGCTGCGCGGCGCGCACGTCGAGACTCGGCTGCGCCGGGTTGTCGGAGTCGTGTGATGGCCAGCAAGCCGAAACTCGAATGGCACGGCGACCAGGTCGCGGCCACGCTGCAGGCCGCGCAGGTCGACGCCGTGAATCGGATCATGGCCAAGGCGGTGCAGCACGCCAAAGCCAACCACGATGCGTGGCAGAACCAGACTGGCATCCTCGAAGGCGGCATCCGCGTGGTCGATTACGCCGCACCCACGGCCACCGGCGCCGCCGGCCTGTGGGGTGTGGCCGATGTCGTGTATGCGCGGCGCATGGAGCTTGGTTTCACCGGCACCGACGCAGCGGGTCGCACGATCAACGCCAAGCCGCGCCCCTGGCTGCGCCCTGCCGCCGACGCGGTCTACGGCGGCGACCAACTCGCGCAGCAGGTTGCGCGCTCGCTCAAGAGGCTGTCGAAGGCGCGCGGCGGCGGCGGCGGAGCGCCGACGTGATCCAGGACCTGCTCGCCGCGCTGGTCGCCAATCTGCGCGCCGTGCCGGCAATCGCAGCGCTGGTCGGCGAGCGTGTGTACGGGCTCGAGCTGCCGGCCGCAGAGACAGCGCACATGCCGCGCCTGGCCGTCGTCGTCTCGCCAGCGGGTGGCGCCGACCGCGGATTCACCCGCTCGCTGGCACTTGAGGCGATGCGCGTCGACGTGCGCTGCTACGGCGCCACGCTGCACGAGGCCTCGCTCCTGCGCCGCGTCGTGCGCGCTCACCTGCGCACCGTCGAGCGCGTGCGGGTGGGCACCGTGTTGATACACTACGCCACGCCGGCCGGTGGCGTAGCTGAAAACCGCGCTGACGGCTGGCCCTACGCCTGGGAAAGCTGGTCAGTACTGGCCTCAGAGCGACCCGCCTGATTGGGAGAGCACCATGTCCGAGCCCCTCGAAATCATCGCCGCGCCGTTCACCGTGTGGGTCGCGCCCGTCGGCACCGCGTTTCCGTTCGTCAACGTCGCGCCGCTCGCGCCCTGGGTGCTGCTCGGCACGCGCGGCAACCTCAACTACTCCGAGGACGGCGTGACCGTCACGCACGAGGAGGAGATCGAGGAGTTTCGGGTGCTCGGCTCCACCGGGCCGATCACCGCGCGGCGCGTGTCCGAGGGCTGTGTGATCGGCCTGACGCTGCACGACCTCACGATCGATCAGTACGTCGCGATCCTGGAGAACCAGACGATCGTGACCACTGCCGCCGCCGCCGGCCGCGGCGGTGACCGCGCCGTCGGCCTGACCCGCGGCGCGACGGTGCGCACGCGCTCGCTGCTCGTGCGCGGGCCCTCGCCGCTGGGCGTGGGCTTCAACATGCAGTACGAAGTGCCGCGCGGGTATTTCCGCAGCGAGGCCGAGGTTGTCTTCCAGAAGGGAGAGCCGGCGGGGCTCGAATTGCAGTTCGTCTCCCTCGTCGACCTGACGGCTGGCGAGCACATGCAGTTCGGCAGGTTGCGCCAGCAGCACACCGCGCCGATCTGATAGCGGCCTCACTGAGGAGCGCCAATGGCCATCCTGCGCGAGATCAGCACCAAGGCCGAGCCGGACCTGGTGCGAATCGACGGCGTCGACTACCCGCTCGCCGACCCTGGCGCGCTCTCGGCCCTGGAGTCGGCGCAGCTGCGCAGGCGCGGCAAGGTGCTGACAACGCAGGCGCAGGACGACCTGACCGACGACCAGGCCAAAGCGATCGACAGCGCGCTGGCCGAGATTTTCGCGCTCGTGGCGCCGAGCATCCCGGCCGAGGTCGCAGCGCGGCTCACGCCGGCTCACAAGGCGGCCGTCATCGAGGCTTTTACGATGCGCCGGTCGTCGGTGGCGCCGCCGACCGAGCCGGCGCGCAAGCCGGTGGCGGCGCCACGGACGCCGACCACGGTGGCGGCCTCGCGCTCAGTCACGACGAGCTAGCCACCCTCTGGCGGCTGCAGCGCTACTACGGCGGCAGCGTAGTCGAGTGGCTCTCGCTGCCGCGCCGGCTGGTCGAGTCGGCAGCGCAGGAGATGAGGCGCATCGAGGCCGCCGAGTCGCTGCACCAGACGCAGATACTGCAGGTCGGCTCTGGCCTGCTGCCGCAGGCGCGTGCGCGAGACCTCATCAGGAGTTGGCAGCGTGCCGCGGCCGGCCCGCGGCAGCCGGCAAAGCGCGCACCGCTGAGCGAGGCACAATGGCGAGGCCGACTGGCTGCAGCCGGGATCGGCGTAATCGTGGAGCCTGCACCGGCGCCTACACCGGAGCCTGACACGTGAGCGAAACCCTCGGCCGAGCGGTACTGGCGCTGACGACCGACGACAGCGGGCTCAAGCGCGGGCTGGCGGCTGCCGAGGGCGAGACTCGGCGCTCGATGGCCGATATCGGAAAATCGATGGCGGCCATCGGCGGCGTGATGACGGCCACCATCACGACGCCGCTCGTTGCGTTCGGCACCACGGCTGTCGCCGCCTACCGCGACAGCCAGGAGGCGCTCGGCCAGATGCGCGCGGCGCTCGCCTCGATGGGTCCGGTGGCCGGGCGCACCGAAGAGCAGCTCGTCACGATGGCTCAGACCATGGAGCGCACGCTGGCCGTCGACGCCGACCAAGTGCTGCGCCAGGTCACGACCAACCTGCTGACGTTTGGCAATATCTCAGGCGAGGCGTTCGACCGCGCCACCAAGGCCGCAGTTGACCTGTCCGCGCGGCTGGGCACCGACATGCAGGGCAGCGCGATCATGTTGGGCAAGGCGCTCAACGATCCGATTCGCGGGATCACGGCGCTGCAGCGCGTCGGCGTGGCGTTCACCGAGCAGCAGCGCGAGCAGATCACGGCGATGGTCGAGGCTGGCGACACCGCCGGCGCGCAGGCGCTGATCCTCTCGGAGCTTGAGCGCCAGTACGGCGGCCAAGCTGCGGCGCTGGCCGAGTCGTCGCTCGGCACGCGCCAGCTCGCGCTCGCGTGGGAGTCGGTGCAGGAGCGCGTGGGCGAGGTGATCGCCAAGGTGCTTCCGCAGCTCATGGCCAAGCTCAACGGCGTGCTCACCTGGGTGGCCAGCCTCGACGGGCAAACCCTGACGTGGATCGTTTCGATCGCCGGCGTCGCCGCCGCGCTCGGGCCGGTGATTGCCGCGCTCGGGCTGATGGTGACGGGAATCGCGGCGGCTGTCGGCGCAGTCGGGTCGATCGTCGCGGCGATCGGCACCGCGATTACCGTGCTCGGCAAGCTTGGCGTGGCGATCAAGGTGCTGCTCATTGCCTCGGGACCGATCGGCCTGCTGATCGCCGCTGCGGGCGCGATAACGGCAGCGTGGCTGCTCTGGGAAGACCAGATCACAGCGATCGTCGGTCGGGCTGCTGCCGCGATCCGCACTGCGCTTACCGCCGTGCGGGATTTCGTCACCTCGACGTTCAGCCGCATGGCGGAGACCGTGACGCGGCCGTTCACCGTCATGATCGACGCGGCGCGCAACGCGGCGCGCGTGCTCGTTGGCAACTCCATCATCCCGGACATGGTGCGCGCCATCGACGGCTGGCTCGCGCGCCTGGTGCAGGGCACCAACGTGCACATGGGCACGATGACCAGCACGATGATCGGCGCCGGGCAGACGCAGGCGCAGTCGATGAGCGGCGCCTGGGGCACGATCCTCGGCGAGTTCGACCGGTTCACCGGCGGCTGGATCAGCCGCCTGCACGGCTGGGCGCAGCGCGCCGTCGACATCCTCGGCGTGGTGGGCCGGGTGGCGGGGAGCATCGACCGGCTGTTTGGCGGTGGTGGCGGCGGTGGCATCCTCGGGAGCATCGGCCAGCTCGTCGGCGGTGGAGGTGGCGGTGGCGGCATCCTCGGCACCATTGGCAACGTCGTCGGCGCGCTAAGTGGCGGGTTGAGCGGCCTCGCAACAGGTGTCGGCAACGTCATCGGCGCCGTCCAACACGTTATGGGCGGCGGCAGCCTGGGCGCGGCCATCGGCGGCGCGCTCGCGGCGATCCCTGGTGTCGGCTGGATCGCCGGTGGCGCGTCGCTCCTGGGCGGTCTACTGGGCGGCCGTCGCCGTCGCCGTCGCCGTCGCCGCGAGGCCGAGGCGCGCGCGGCTGCCGAGGCCGCAGCCCGGGCTCAGGCCGAGGCCGAGCAGCGAGCGCTCGACGCGCAACTCGCGGCGATGCCGACGCTGCCGCCTCTGTCGGCGTACACGCCCAGCGCCTATCACACGGCGCAGCCAGAGGCGCCTGCGCCGCCGCCTGTGGAGCGCACCCTCACCGTCGTCGGCCTCAAACCGGACGAGCTGTGGACTGGCAAGATGGTCCGCGCGCTGGCCGAGAAGCTGATCGACTTCCAACACCACGGCGGCCGCATCGTCTTGGAGCCAGCATGAGTACACCACTCGCACAACTCGTCGAGTACCTCGACGCGCAGATTGCCGAGGCCGAGCGCAGCGCGATGGCCTACCGCGCACAGGCTGCGCAGTGCCGCGAGCTGTGCGCCGGGCTCGACGCGGCGCTTGGCACTCTGCGCGCGGCTGGCGGCGATGCAGAGCTGGAGGAGTTCGCCGTCACCCGGATCGCGCGGGCGCTCGACGCGGAGGAGAGCAACGCGCAGGCCGCGCTGCCCTACGATGCCGAGGCGGCGCGGCTTGCGGCGGCGCGCGAGCGGCTGGCCGCCATGATTGAGCATCGGCCGGAGGTCGCGCCATGACTGCGCGCGTGCACGTTACGTGGCCGGAGACGGTCGCGGCCGAGACCGGGTCGCTGATGTACCCGCGGGTGTTGATCGACAACCTCGCGCGGCTGCCGGGTGTCGTGGTCTCGGCCAGCAGCGAGGCGCCAGGCTGGCCGGCGCTGGCTGCGCGCTCGGACAACACTTTCGAGCGCTGGCAGCCGACGGCGATGCCGGCATGGTGGTCGCTCGACCTCGGCACTGCGCAGCCGTGCAACGCGTGCACGATCGCCGCGCACAACCTGGGCTCGGTTGCCGCAACCGTGGTTGTGCAGTCGTCGCCAGACGCCACAGCCTGGACAAACAGCAGCGCAACCGTCGCGGTGGCCGCCGCCGGTGACGGCCCTCTGCTGTTGCTCTACCCGTCGGTCACCGCGCGCCACTGGCGGCTGAGCATTACGGGCGCGGCCGTGCCAACCATCGGCCACATCCGCTTCGGCCGCACCCTCACGCTGGAGCACGGCATCGCCGGACCTCACGTGCCACTGGACTACGCGCGCCGCGTCGTCGTCAGCCCCTCGCGCAGCGAGGGCGGCCAGTGGCTTGGTGCATCGGTGCGACGCACGGGCCAGCGCTCCGAGGTGCAGATCTCGGGCCTGACGTGGGATTGGTGGCGCACGCACGGCGATCCGTTCGTGCGCGAGGCTCGCGACCGCGCGCGGCCGTTCTTCTTCGCCTGGAACCCAGCGCGCGCGCCGCAGGACGTCGCCTACTGCACGCTCGACGCCGACGTCGACCCGGCGCACCGCGCCGGCGATCTCGTCGACGTGACGCTCAGCCTGAGCGGCTTCGCCGGGCCGTGAGACTGCCGTGACCGTCGAGACCTTCGGCCGCCAGCCAGTCGTCATCGTCGAGCTGGTGCAGGACTTCTGCACGCTGACGTTCGGCACCCTGCCCTGCACAGCCACCGGCGCCGCGGGCACCGAGTGCTACAACACCTGGCAGACCTGCCGTGCGCGGCCCGTCTACTCGCGCGGCACTCGCACGATCCGCATGTGCGAGCCGATTGCCGACATGCCGGCCGACTGGCGTGCCATCCCGTCCGTCGTTGAGGTGACGCGCACGCCGGGGCGGATCAACGTCGGCGCGCGCAGCAACTCGTCTGGCGCGCTCGGCGAGCGCAGTAGTGGCGTCGTGACGGTGCTCGACCACCCGTCGAGCGATCTGGACCTCGACCCGTACCACGCCACGCGAGGCTTCGACCCGGCTGAGCGCGGCACGTTCTGGACCAAGTGGCTCGCGCGCAACCCGCACCACGTCGGCCGGCCGCTGCGCCTGCGCTACGGCTACCTGGGGCAGACGCTCGAATCGATGACCGTGCATCACCAGGTCGTCGAGCGCGTCGAGTGGCCCGACGCCGAGGGCCGGGTGCGGCTGCACTACTCGGACCTGCTCGGCCTGGCCAGCGACGACAAGGCGCAGGCGCCGCGGGCCTCGCGCGGCACCCTGCGGCTGGCCATCACTGCAGGCGCGACCACGCTCGAGGTCGTCGGCTCGACGCTGGCCGAGTACGCCGCGGCGCCTGGCACGCTGCGCATCCGCAGCGAGGTGCTGACCTACGCCTCGGCCACAGAGGCCGCCGGCGTGATCACGTTCGGCGGGCTGGTGCGTGGCAGCGACGGCACGCTGGCCGCCGCGCACTCTGTGGGCGACTCGGTGCAGCGCTGCCTGCGCTACACCAACGCGACGCCTGACGCCGTGCTGCGCGACCTGCTCGTCACGTGGGCCGGGCTGCGCGACGATCAGCTCGACCTGGCCGGCTGGGCCGCCGAGCGCACGCGCTGGCTGGTGGGCTATGAGCTGACCGCGCTGCTGACCGAGCCGGTGGGCGTCTCGACGCTGGTGAGCGAGATCGCCGAGCAGGTGCAGCTCGTGCTGTGGCTCGACGAGCGCGTCGGCCTGGTGCGCATGGCCGCGGTTCGGCCGCCGCTTGAGGCGCCGCCGACGCTCACTGAGCGCGAGCACGTCCTCGCCGACTCGATGCGCGTGCGCTCCGATCCCGCGCAGCGGCTCTCGCAGGTGTGGCTCTACTTCCTACCCGTCGACCCGACGCGCCGGCTCGACGAGACGACCAACTACCGCGAGGTGCGCGTGCGAGTCGACGCGGCGTCCGAGGGACCCAACGCCTACGGCACGATGCAGGTGCGCAAAATCCACAGCCGCTGGTTGCGCACGTCAGCCGTTGTGAACGACATCCAGCTGCGCATGCTCGCGCGCTACCGCGACGACGTGCTTGTCGTGGCCCTTGACGTCGACGCCAAAGACGCGCACGTGACGCCAGGATCGTTCGTCACGCTCGACACGCGCCTGATTTTGTCGGCGACCGGACAGGCCGCGCAGCGGCAGTTCATCGTCGTGCAGGCCGAGGCCGTCGAGCCCGGGCACCGCGTGAGCCTGCTGCTGCACAGCGTCGGCTCGCCCGGCCAGCGCACCGGGCGCTACACTGCCGCCGTTGCGCCGACCTACGCGGCGGCAACGCCTGCCGAGCGCGCGGCCGGCGCCTGGTATTCGGGGCCGGATGGGGTTTTCCCGGACGGCAGCGAGGGCTACACCTACATCTGAGGGGTGCACGTGTCAACCTGGACAGCAATACCTACCAGCGTGCTCGAGGTCGGCCAGCCGATCCGCTCGATCGACATCATCGCGCTGCGCGACAACATCCTCGCGGTGCCCGCCGGCGCGGCGGGTGCGCCGCGTGTCGTGACGGCTGCGCTGGCCGAGGACCGCGTGCGCCGCGACGGCGACACGATGACCGGCAATCTGCGCATCGAGAACGAAGCGCCGCTCATCGTTTTCCGCGAGACAGATCAGGTGCTGCCGGCTGGACTGTGGCGGGCCGTGCTGGATGGCAATACATGGGCCATACGGCGCAACACAGCGCCGGCGGGGGATTTTTCGACAGAAACCGCGCCGTTCTGGATTCAGAGTGACGACAGGGTACGTCTGGCCCATGGCCTCACGATTCACGAATCGTCCGTCACTGTCACCGGCACGGCGCCTTTCTTTGGTTGCCGCGCATGGGTGAACTTCANNGGAATGTGTCGAGCATTACGGACAACGGCACGGGCGACTACACGGTGAATTTCACGACGGCGATGCCGGATGCGAATTACGTAGTAAGTATCAGCGTGGGCGGCTCCGTGAGCGCTACCGCTGAAACGCTATCCGCTATTCAGTCAACTACGGCCTCAGCAGCTCGCGTCATTAGCAAGGCGGTTTCCGCCTTTGCAGACCGATCTGAAATCAGTGTCGCCATCTTCCGTTAACGCTACGCTGGAACACCCACCATGACCCAAGTAATTCTCTACAAACAAGACAACGGTGTGGTCGCCATCATTCGACCCACCGAAGAAGCCCTCACGCTATACGGCATTGAAGCCATTGCAGCTAAGGACGTACCCGCAGGCAAGCCATACAAGATCGTCGACGCCAGCGAGATTCCCACTGATCGCAGCCAGCGCAACCGCTGGACTTGCGACGATGCCATTCTGACGGATGGCGTCGGCAACGCTACCAACGATTGGGACGTGCCGCCGAAAGGAGATTGGTGAATGATTACCCTGCTGCCAGAAACGCCAGAGGCGGTAAAAGCCCGCCTTGAAGCTGCCGTACAAAACTTTCTCGATTTCTCTGCCCAAATGGCTGGATACGACAGCATCCTGTCCGCAGCCAGCTACGCCGCCACGCCGAACCAGTGGCAGGCCGAGGGTGCGGCGTTTCTCAAGTGGCGCGCGGACGTTTGGACGCACTGCTACACCGTGCTCGCCGACGTGCAGGCCGGCCGCCGCGCAATCCCAACCGAGGCCGAGCTGATCGCCGAACTACCGAGAGGGCCAAGGCCATGACCGACATCTTCATCATCCTCGCCGCGCTCTACGCATGCTGGATGCTCTACGTGCTCGTCATGGGCCTGTACAGGGCGCACCAGAAGGGCCGCATCCCGCGCTGGTCGGCGACGTGGGTGCTCGGTATGCCGATTGTTGCGGTGGCCTACGCCGCAAACGCCGTGCTCAACGTCACGCTCGCCAGCGTCGTTTTCCTGGACGCCCCGCGCGAGCTGCAAGTAACCGGCCGGCTCAAGCGCTACATGGACGGCCCAGACGGCTGGCGGCGACGTGCAGCGGACTGGGTGTGCACGCACCTGCTTGACCCGCTCGCGCCGGATGGCGATCACTGCTGAAGCTGACATGATCCGCGCCGCCCTGCTCCTTGCCCTCGCATTGCTCGCCGCGCCGGCCGCGGCCGCGCAGGTCAGATTCGTGCTCGGTGCCCGCCCGGGACGAGCTGCCCGCTGAGCTGGCCTGGGAGTGACACCATGAAACTTCGTCTCATCGAAAACTGGCGCAGCGCGTGGCGCTGGGCGTCCGTGCAGCTCGCTGCCCTGCTCGCCATCGCGAGCGCGGCCTACGTGTACCTGCCGGCGATGCAGCTCTACCTGCCCGAGACGTGGGTGACGTGGGCTGCGCTGGCCATCATCGTCGCTCGGGTGATCCAGCAGGGCGGCAGCAAGGCGCAGCCATGATCTTCGGCCTCGGCGCCATCCAGACCACAGCCGCAGCGCTCGCGCTGGGCCTGGCGCTGGGGGCTGCTGGGTGGCGTCGCGCTTGGCCTCGCGCTCGGCCTGCTGCTCAACTGAGACCGCCGCCGTGAGCTGGCCCCAGCTCGAGAACGTCGCCTACCCGTGGCTGGCCGGCGCCGTCGGGGCCGTTGTGGGCCTCAAGTTCGTCGCCGGCGCAACCTGGCCCGAACGCGCGGCGAACGTAGCCGCCGGCACTGCCGTCGCGGTGTTCGTGGCGCCGGCCGTCGCCGACTACTACGCGTTGTCGTCGCCGGTCACCGCCGGGCTGTCGTTCACGTTCGGGCTGTTCGGTGTCGCGATCGCGCATGCCATCTTTGCGGCGATTCACGCCCTTGATCTTGCGGCCGTGATCCGCAGCTGGCTGACTCGGGGGTGATCCCGTGTACGAAGCACTCGCAATCGCATCCCTGCTGCTCAGCGTCGTCGCCGCCTGGGCTGTCGTGTCGCAGCGCCTGAACTGCGGCCTCGCGCTCAAACTCGGCCTGGCCGCGGTCGCGGTCGGCCTGCTCGTCGTGGCCGATCTGGCCTGGCAAGGCCGCGTCGGCGAACTCACCAGGCCGCTGGCGGTGATCCTTGCTGGCGCTTTTGTCTGCGCGGCCTGGTGGCTTGCGCGCGAGCCGCGCCACGCTTCTGACGAGCGCGACGACGGCGCCTGATCAGGGCGCGGCGCCGGGGCTCTGCGGCGTGGTCAGCGCGTCGTAGGCCCGCTCGCAGGCGGTGCCGGCGCCGTGGGCGGCGTCAGCAAATGCAGCAAGCTGTCCCGCAGCGTCGTCAAGCCGGCGCTGCACGAGATCGAGCAGATCGGCGGTGGCACCGGCTGTCGGGCCTGCGTGGGTAGCGGCGGAATCGCCGCTGGCTGGACATGCACGGGCGGTGGCAAGGGCGTCGCGCAGCCGTTCAGCAGCAGCGGCAGCAGTAGCAGCGTCGCGTAGAGCGATCGCCTGGCGGTCACGTGCACGGGTCACCTCCTGCCGCAGGGCGGCTTGTCGCTGGGCCTCGATGGCGCGCTGCTCTTCCGACGCGCGCAGCGCTTGCGCCATCAGCTCGGCGCGCTCGGCCGCGTGTCGCTGCTCGGCTCGGTCGCCGCCGGTCGAGTAGCCGTGCAGCCAGAGCCCGCCGGCCACGAGCAGCGCGCCAACGGCCGGGCCCAGGACGCGCAGCGCGGCCCAGGCGCCGGGGGTGAGGGCGGGCAGGAATATCACGTGATTGCCTGCGATTCGTATCGAGCGCTGACTTCAGTCGTCATGGTCATCGTCGTCTCTCCGGTTGAGGTACACGAATGCCGCGATCGCCGCGAGCACGACGACGACGGCCACAGCGAACATCACGTAGCTGTCGTGATGGTACGCCACTGCGCCCGCGCCGACAGCAGCGCCGGCTATTGCGCCGGCCGCACTGCCGGCGTAGTCGCCAGAGGCCGGCTTTGGCGCGGGCGCGGGCGGCTCCACATGGGACCACGTGCGCAACACTTCCAGCGCGCGGTCGTAGCGCCGCATCCTGTCAGCCATCCCGTTGAACCCGCCGTTGATGATCCGGGTCACCCGGCGGAAATCTCCCGCCTCGGCTAGCGGGTTGAGCCCGTGCTCATCCCAGAAGTCGGCCGAACTCCACGCCGACCACTCAGGGTCTGCAACCGCCTCTGGGTCGGCCTCGAAGTCAGGCACAGGCCGAGTGAACAACCCTGGGGGCATCGCACGCAGCCGCTGCGTCAGCGTCCGATAGTTGGCGCGGCCGGTGCGCTGAATCCAGGACCGGCCCATGAAGCGATGGCCGTCGCCCGGCTCGGTGTTGCCCAAATCGGCGCGGCCTTCGTAGCGCAACTGCGCCGGCGTCGGGCCCCAAATCTCCCGCACATGGCGCAGGCTGCCAGACTCGTGGCCGAGTTGCGCCAGGTAGGCTGCCAGCGTCATTACCGTGCCGATCTGGTAATGCTCGCACGTGCGGTCGAGGTGCGACGCGTGCAGCTTCGCCGCGCGCGCGGTGCAGCCCATCGCGGCCTTCAGCAACTCGGGGGTGATAGGGATGCGGCTCATCTGCGTCTCCTGGGTTGTGGTGCGGATTTGCCGGCCAGCGCAAAGACGCTGGGGATGGCGCCGCTCGGCACCTTGCATGCGGCGCCCGCGGGCGTGAAGATGCGCGTCGGCGTCAGCAGCGGGTCTTCGCGCGCGGCATCGTCGTCGCGCTCCGCCTCCGCCGCGCAGGCCTGCGCGTGCTCCCAAACCGCGAAATAGCGGTAGGCGCCACCGCGCGACACCCGGTACAAGATGCCGTCTCGCACGAGCTTGGTGAGCTTGCCGCCGGTGCTGCGGCCTTTCCAGCCGGAGGCCGCGAAGATCTCCGTCGACGACACGCCGTCCGGTCGCGCGGCAATCCAGTCCAGGTCGAATTTCATCGCTCGGCCTCCTGGTTGACTTGCGGCAGCCGCCACGGCTGCAGGCGGCCCCAATAGCCGACCGTGCACTCCATCGACGAGCCGACGCCGTGGTGCCCGCAGATCCCGCACAGCCAGGATTCGCGTCCGCTGTCAGCCGGTCGGCGCGGCGTCACGCCGGCCGCCCGAACGCATCTGTCGCAGCAGTGGACTGTCACCAGAGGGTTCATCGCCTCACCTCCATCAAAACGTTTGGGTCGTACCACCCGCCGGTGTCCACGAACAGCACGCGGGCCCGGCCGACCTTGCCGCGCCCGGCCCCGCCGGGCCGCGCCGGGCCCAGCCCGGCCAAGCCCAGCCATGCCTGCCTTGCCTGCCTTGCCAAAACCCAAAGCGCCCCAGCACATTCGTCACCGCGGGCCACAGCGTTTCGTCCCCCGAAGGAGTGGGGGCAGCCCGACGAGCATGTGCCATGCCCTTGCGCCGGCGCTGATGAGGTTCCTAGAAAGGTATGTCATCCGGGATGTCGTCGAGGTTGTCGGCCGGCTTCGGCGCCGGCGCGCTCTTCGGCGCCGCGTCGTCTTCGCGCTTTTGCTTGTCGAGCAGCTGCAGGTGCTCGACCACGATCTCGGTCGTGTAGCGGTCGGCGCCGGTCTTGTCCTGCCACTTGCGCGTCTTGAGGCGGCCGTCGAAGTAGCACCGGTTGCCCTTGCGCAGGTAGCGCGCCGCGATTTCGGCGAGCATGTCGTAGCACACCAGGTTGTGCCACTCGGTTTCGTCGCGCGCCTCGCCTTGCTTGTCCTTCCACCGCCGCGAGGTCGCCACACTGAAGGTGCAGACGCTCGACCCGCTGGCGAGCTGGCGTACCTCTGGGTCGCGCCCGAGGTGGCCGAGGATGATGACCTTGTTCACGCCGCTCATGCGGGTCTCCCGGCTTGGCTGGCGGAGCCGCGCGCAATGCAGCGGCAGCAGTATTCGATGGCCTCGGGTCGGCTGAACCAGCCCAGTGCGCGCAACTCGTCGCCGGTGAGCTGGTCGAGCGCGCCGCGCCCGATGCTGCCGCACAGCGCGCGCTCGCACAGCGCGGCGCCCCACCACTGCCCGGTGGCAACGAACGCCTCGCGCAGCATCAGGATGCGCGGCTCGATCTCGTCCGGATCAAGGCCGTGCAGGTAGTTCTGCGGCACGGTCTTGGTGACGTGGTTGGCGGCAATCGAACCGGTGAGGGCCTGCGCTGCGCTCAAGTTTCAGTCCCCGCTTTCGTTCTTGTCGGGGAACATGATCTTGAGCGCCTGCCGGTAGCGATCCTTCTCCTCGTCGGCCATCCCGGCGTACTCGCGGAAGAAGGCCACGTCCTCCGGGCTGGCATCCGGTGCCTGCTGCATTGGCGTGCCCATCACGTCCTCCATCGTCACGCCGAGCACCTGAGCGATCTTCTGAATCCGCTCGGCGGTGGGGCGCTGCCCATCCTTCATCTCCAGTTCCCAGATGTAGGCCTTGGTGCAGCCGACCGCGTCCGCGACCTGCTGCAAGGTCAACTTCTTCGCCTCGCGCAACCGGCGCAGGCGCGCTCCGAATGCTGAAGCCATCAATTGCTCCTGTCAGTGAGGTTGTTTTCAACAAGCCAGAAAGTATAGCCACAAGATACCACGAAGCACCACAGGTGATCAGGACAATAGCATCAGGCCGTGCCGCCGAAGGACTCGGCCTCCCCCGCCAGCTTCGATCGCAGTTCGAAGCCAAGAAGCGGCCAGACCTTCGCCACGGCCGCGGCGCGCGCGACCTTCCGGCCGATTTCAGCGTCGAAGTTCTCCGGGCTCGCGCAGGCCGACTCGCCGGTGACGGTGAAGCCGTTGCGCAGGACGAGGACGCAGAAGGTCAGAAGCTCAAGCGAGGCGTCAGGCAAAACATCCCATGCATCTTCCGTGGTTGTGCGGCAGCGCGCCCCGACAACGCCATCGGCGGCCGTGAAGTAGTGCTCGCTGGCGATCGCTGCCTCGACGTCGGCCGGCGTCACGCGCGGCGCCTTGTTCGCCCGCTCGGCAATCTCCTGCTCAATCGATGGGTTCATGGTTCCCTTTCAAGGTGCCGCGCGAGATCCGGCGCGCGGCGGGCCGGGGTCAGAAGAGTTCGGCCGTCTGCGCCCGCGCGCGCCTGGTGGCGTATGCGTTGGCGACGTGGTGCGCGTGGTCGTGCGCTAAGTGGTGGCGCTGGCACAGCGCGCGCAGGTTTGACGGGTCGCAGTTCTCGGGCTGATGGTCCAGGTGCGCGATCGTCAGGACGATCACGATCGGCTTCGGGCCCTCTTCGCTGCGCGCGAAGTGCAGGTGCGCAGCTTCCTCGCGGGCCTGCGCGAAGGTCCGCGGGTTGTCGTTCTGGCCCCAAGCGGCGCACCAGCGCCAGCCGGTGCCGAGCTCGTTCGCTCACCAGCCCACGCTGTACTGGCGGGCATTGCATCCCGGGTGCTCGCACCGGTAGCCGGCGCGCCGAAGGATCGACGTCCGGATGGCGGGCCAGTCGGGCGGGTAGCGGTGCCGGTTCTCGGGCTTGATCGGCATCAGTTCACCGTGCGCCTGCTGTCCCAGGCGGCCCACTGCCCGCCGGATTCCTTCGCGGCGCGCTGGGCTTCCTGCCGGAGCGCGATCCACGCGATCGCCGCGTAGCCCTCGGCGCTGCTCATGGTGTCGGGGCGCTTCGAGCGCTCGAGCAGTTCCTCGATGCTGGGGTCGCCAGCGCGCCGGCGGTGGGTCGTGCCGGCCCCGGCCGCGAGCGCTCGAACTCGTCGAGTACCGCGCGGTAGTAGGCGCGCGCCGCCGTGACCTTGGCATCGATCGCGCGCTCCAGCTCGGCATCGCGCTCGATGGTCCAGATCGTCAGCCGGTGGCTGTCCGGCAAGTGGCCGAAAAAGTGCATCGACTGCGGCTCATAGCCGATCAGGTCCTCCGGCGTGTCGATCAGCGCGTAGACGACGTGCCAGCGCGGCGCGTCCCACAGCCGCATGTAGGCGCGGGCCTGCCACTCGTACACGGCGTCGACGCAGTCCTGCCGCGTGAGCGGCCAGGTTGCCGCCGACCACGCGCATTTGAGGTCGTAGCCCTCGCGCCGCGCCTCGTCGTAGGCGTCGCATTCGCCGGTCACGTAGCCGTCGCTGACGCGCTCGGTGTTTTTGGTCAGGCTCAGGCCGCACACCCGATTGAGCAGGTCGAGCGCCTCGGGCTCGCAGCGCAGGCCCTTGTCCATCGCGCGGCTGCGCACCTCGAAGTCGATGCCGAGCACCGCCTGCGCGACCATCTCGCGCACGAAGGTCTTGGCGCCGGCCGCCAGCACCTCGCCCGCCTTGGCCGCGGCCGCGGTGGGCGCGGTCATCAGCCGGCCCAGCGACGAGGCGCGGAAGAGGATGTGCGGGTCAGGCATGGGCAGCCTCCTCATCAGCGGCACGCGCCACGCGGCGCAGCTCGGCGACGTGCGGGTTCAGCCGGGCACGATCCTGGTTGTTCAGCCCGCGCCACCAGTCGGTAATGGCCGTCGTGCCCAGCCGCGCGGCAGCCTCGCCGGCTGCGAGCATCTCGGGGTCGGCCGCCTCGGCGGCGGTCTGCGGTGGGCGCGGCCTGGCCGGCGCAGAGTTGCCGGCCGGCGCGTGCGCCGCGCTGCCGTGGCCGACTGCGGCATTGCCGTCGTCGTCGATTGGCGCGATGCCGACCATCCCCATCAGCGAGTAGCGCCGCGCGTAGGTGGCCGCGCTGCCGTAGCCCTGGGCGTCGGGCTTGCTGACCGGCAGCGACAGCTCGGACTCGATCCACTGCGCCCCTTTGAGCAGCCGCGTCGTGCAGGTGACGCGGCCGTCGCCGGCGCTCACGCCCTGGACGACGGCGATCCCTGCGGCCGACAGCGGCGCGCGGATCGCCTCCCACACGCTGCCGAGGTCGGCGTAGCGCGACCGGAACGCGGGGTTGACGGCGCCCTTGACGGCGCCCTCGATGGTGCCCTGGGCTTTGGCCAGGGCCGCGGCCAGGTCGTCGATCTGCTCGCTGGTTTTCATCCGTGCTCTCCTTGCGTTGTTGCGTAGCGCCGTACCATCCGGCGCACCAGGGCCTCGAGCCACGACAGCACCCGCGACAGCGGGCCGTGGCGCCTGTACGGGCCGTAGACGGCCGCGGCGCGCTCGTCGGGGAACGCCTCGGCGAGGCTGCGGGCGTACCTGGTGCGCGGGGTCATGCGTCGCTCCCGGTGGGGTGCTGGTCGAGCGCCCGCCCGGCGGCCAGTGCCTCGGCCTGGGCACTCTCGGCCCAGTCCACGGCCTCGGCCAGCACCCGGGCGGCGGCGCGCGCCAGCTCGTGCGCGTTCGGCCGCCCGGCGTGCGCGGCGCCAGCAGCGGCTTGCGCCGTCTGCGTGGCCGCCCGGGTGAGGGCAGCGGCGGCGCGCACCACCCAGACGGTGGCCGCCGCCTCGGGCGATGCTGGCGGGACTGCGGCGGCGCGCGCGGCGGCATCCTCGGCCATGCAGGCTGCGGTCAACGCACGGTGCGCCGAGCGCACCAAGCCGGCAGCCGTGGCGTCCCGGTCGCTGGCCGCGGCCACTGGGCTGGCCCAGACCTCGGTCAGCGCTCGCTCTGCGACGTGCTGCGCCTCCCTGATCAGGTCGGCAGCGTGGCTGGCCGCCCAGTACGCGGCCCAGGCGTACTCCCTGGCCGTCGTCGCGTCGGCGGCGCGGCGGGTGGGTGCGGCGGCGGTCATGCGGCCTCCGTGCAGGGCAGAGCGGCGATCGTCGCCGCCAGGTTGTGGATCAGCCGGGCGCACTCGTCGGCCTGGTGCGCGCTGTCGTCGTCGCCGCCGGCGGCGTCCGAGCCGGCGTACAGTTCGAGCGACGAGACGACCTGCTCGGCCTCGTCTGCCGCGCGGGCGATGTCCGCAGCCTCGTTGGCCAGCGCGCGGGCAAGGGCGCGGAAGGTGCCGTCGCCGTCGACGCCGTCGATCTCGGCGGCGAGCGCCGCGTTTGCCGCCGAGTTGGCGGCAGCGGCAGAGTGGGGCGCGGCCTGCGTCAACTGCGCGAGCGCGACGCTCACGTCGGCGCTGGCGCCGTGCAGCGTCGGGCAGCCGTCAGCCCGCGCGATGGCCGCGGCAGCCTCACGGATGCAGCCGTGCGAGCGCTGCCGGCTCTGCCGCGCGGCGTCGGCGTGCGCGGTGATGAGTGGGTCGATGTCGGTCATGGCGGTCTCCGGTGGGGTGTCGATGAGCCCAATGTACGTCATTTTGACGTGTGAGTCAACCGCCGTTCGTCGGCTAAAACCTACCGTTCGTCGGATTTCCGCGCCGCGGCCAGTGCGGCAGCGCGCTTGGCGCGGCGCACCTCGAGCCGGTACAAGGCCCAAGCCGCGGCCGGCATGCGGCTGTCGCCTGCCTCCCAGCGCTGGTACGTGCGCGGCTGCACGCCGAGCAGCGCAGCGGCCTGGGCCTGCGTCTGGCCGGCGGCGAGCCGCGCAGCGCGCACGGCGGCGGGGGTTGGTGTGTCGGTCTTCATGCGCGCCATTGTAGCGCGGCATATTGGCGCGTGCTACAGTGGCGCCATGAGCGCCACCATCGCAATGATCCTGGATCCCGCTGGCCGGGACTCTGCAGAGCATCGCGCGCTGCTGCACGCATCGATGCTGGTCGACTTGCCAGTCGTGCGCGTGGCGATGAGCGGCCTGGTCGCGCACGCAGAGGCATTGCGCTCAGGGGCTGTGCCAGCCGGATCGGTGGAGTACGTGC